GCCTCCTTAACCAGTTGCAGCGTTTCGTTAATCATGGGAAATTCTCCTATTTTTAGTGGCGCTGTTCCCCTGCCTGCAGGAATCTCTATCCCAGGCTGATGGGGTTTTGGTGGGCCGCCTTGATGAGGCCCTGGGTATCTTTGTTCTTGATCATCTCGTCCTGGGTGGGGCCGTCAACCTTGGCCAGGGGCTGGACATCTTCGCCCTTGTCCACCACCTTGAGCACCCCGGTGGCCGGGGCCGGCTCGGCCTCCACCTTGGCCAGGCGCTCCGTCAGGGCGGTGTTTTCCGCCTCCACCTTGGCGAGCTGCTCGCCCTGGGCGCTAAAGTTGCCCTCCACCTTCTCCAGGCGCTCGCCCAGGCCCTTAACCAGTGTTTCCAACTGCTCCAGTGTGGCCATCTGTGCACTTCCTCCTTGTGGCGCGGGCGTCGCCGCCTGCGAATAATCAACCTTGTTTAGGGCTATCGCGTCCTCGGGCAGCAACAGGAGCGCCCGGACGTTGGCCGCAAATTCTTCACTCTCTTCCGCCGCCAGCTCTTTAAAGAGATCCACCAGGTCGAGTACGGCCTTCTGCAAGCGGGCCGGAATGCTGGAGCCGTCCTGCTCCACTTCGGCCTCATAGACCACGTCGCTCAGGAAACAGCGGAACCGCCGCAGCAGTTCGGCCATTTCCGCCACCGCGCTGAGCCGCTTTTGCAGCGCCCCGGCCTCCATCACCTTGTCCAGTGGCGCGGGCGTCGCCGCCTGCGGACCTTGAAAATCTTTCTCTTCTTCGCTGCCGTCCACTTTCACCAGGGTGAAGCGGGCGCTCTTGATCATGGGGTTGTCGGCCAGGGAAAGTTCGGAGGGCACCGCGGCGTAATAGGTCAGGCCATTCTCAACCCGTTTCGGGCCGTAGGAGCCCCCGAAGGAAAAGCCGGTGTACACCCCGGCCCGCACCTTGTTGGCTTCGTTGGCGTCCACTACCTTAGCCACCACGTCCACCGCCTGTTCGGCGTCGAGAAAGCTGATGGCGGTGAGCTTGCCCGCGGCCAGGCGGGGGTTGTGCATGGCCCGGAGGTTGCCCAACGATTGCCCGCCGCTGGCCTGAAAGATATCTTCCGACCAGGTCTTGATGAAGGGCTTACTGGCCTCGTAATCGAAGACCTCTTTTTTGGGGTCAGGCTCCTGGGCCGCGGCCCGGCCATGAACCTCCACGGTGCCGTCATCCATCTCCACCACCTTGGTCAGCGGCGCAAACAAAATTCTTTCCATCCTCAGCCTCCCTCAAAACCCTTCTGTCTTAGCGCCTTAGCGCCTTTGCGAGATCATTTGCTTTTTTTCTCGCCAAGACGCCAAGGCGCCAAGGAGAGTAAAACTCAGCCCTACCCCAACATGGCCGTCATTTGGGCCATCTTTGCAGAATCGATCTGCACTGGCGTCTGGCCCCAGAGCAGGCGCAGCGTGGTCTGCCCCTCCCGGGTGGAGAGCACGTACCGCAGCCACTGGAATTTCTCCGGCAGGGCAGTGGCGCAGGCGTCCCCGCCTGTGGACAAATATTTCGTCCAATCACCGATCACCCGCGTCAGCTCCCGGTTGGCGTAATTTTGGTACTCCACCTGCATCCGCAGGGCTGCGGCCAGGGGCAGGGGCCCCTCCGGGTAATGCCCCCGGGGGCAACTGATGGGAAACGTCCCCGCCAGCTCCGCCAGGGCCGGATCATCCGGGGCCACCGCCCCGAACAGTCGGCAGATCAGCGGCCGCCGGGCGTAAATCTCGCAGCCAAACTCCCCCAGAAAAGGACAGGCGGTGAGCGCCGGCCCGGTAACATATTTCCCCGGGTGCCGGATCGCCCGCCACTCGGCCAGGGTTATGGCCCGGGCGTCGCCCTCGCAGCACTCGCGGCAGCCCGGCTCGCAACTCATGGCCGGGATTTGCTGTTGCAAGGTTTTGAGGAGGCGTTCGATCATGCACCTTCTCCCTGCTCCGCCAGAACCGGCAGCACGTCGCAGACGCAGTTGGGGTGAGCCGGCGGACCCGTGTCGCCGGAGGGGAAGACGTCTTCCAAGGGGATCACTCCCGCCGCGGCGTTGCCCTCACAATCGTCACACGGGTATTCCTCCGAGCCCCTGATCCACTCCTTGCCTTGGACCACCCCGGATTCCCGGTAGGCCATCAGGTTGCCTTGCACGTCCGCCGCGGCGATCTCGGTGCGGGCGATCATTTCGCCCCGGCCTTCCGAAAAGCCGAAATTCTCTTGCAGGGCCTGGCCCAACTGCTTAGTGCTCCAGCCTTCCTCTACCGCCTGGGTGACGTCGGCCCGGAGGTAATCCCGGGTGGCCTCGCTGATCTTGGTGACCAGCTCCGCGGCCCGGTTCTCGGCCCACTCCACCGCCAGCTTATTGACCTGGTTGACGAGGGCCCTATCCTCAAAATCAATCTGGGTAAGGGCCGCCAGGCCGCCATTCTGGGCCGCCTTGGCCAGCAGCGCCGCCGCCTCTTCCCGGGTGGCCTCCAGGCCGGCCAGTTGCAATTCCTTCAGGAGCCGGTCGACCTTGGCGGATAGATCCTCATCCTCCGCCTTGGCCAGGCCCAACCCCTCGCCGAGTTGCGCCGCCGCCGCGGCGGCATCGGCCTTCAAGGCCGCCAGCATCAGCTTTTGCAACGCGGCCCGGGCCTTGACCACCTCCGGCCGCTCCCGGTCAAGGGGCTGAAGCTTTTTCTTGCCCGCGTCGACCTTGGCCAGTTCTTGCTCCGGGGAATTGGCAGTCTCTCCCCCTGCCACCCCCGGAGCCGTCCCTGGGTCCTCTTCGGTCGTTGTTTTATCTGGTAACTGACTATTGCCTGCTGGCAACTGGTCACTGGCTACTGGCAACTGCACCTTCCCAATCTCATCCAGCAGCACCGGCCCGCCCACCGTCATGAGAAAATCCGGCACGCTGTCTTTGTCGTAGCCCCGATCCTGGCGAATTTCCGACCGCCGCCGCACCCCGGAGCGCAGGTGAATCTCATCGATCTCCGCCTGCTCCTTGGGCTTGGTGGTGCTCTCTTCTTCCCAGGCAAACTCCACCAGGTCGAAGCCGCCCCGCTCAAGGCCCTCGTCGATCCCGTCATTGACCCATTCCTGCAAGGGCGCCAGCCCTTCCTCCAGGGCCGCCTGCTCGGCGGTTTCGGCGGTGGCCCGGTTCATCTGCTGCACAAAGGCCTGGGGGGACAGGGAAAAACAAAAGCACACCACCCGGGCGAACCACTCGTCAATGGCGTCTTTGAGGGCCGCCTCCTTGGTCTGGTGGACGGTCATGCCTTTGGGCACCCAGGTGCCCCGGCGGCGCTGGGCGGTATTGCCCGCGAAGAGGCTATCCCAATACTGCTGCCACTCCCGGATCTGTTCGGTGGACCAGGCCTCCGGCACCTCCATCAGGGAGTCCGGGAGATTGCCCTCGGTGTAGTATTGCAGCAGGTGGAGCTGGCGGCGGATGACAATATTGACGATGAGGATGATCTGCTCCACCTGGGATAAACCGTAAACCCGCCAGGACAGGGGATTGCGGGGAAAATAGATCAGTTCGTCCAGGGAGTAATTCGCCGCCGGCACCCCCTTGAGCACCTGCTGATAGGCGGGGGCGGGCGGCAGGGGCACCCGGCCGTCCTCGGCCAGCACCGGTTTGATCAGGGCGCCGTCCATGACCTCAAGGGCATAAAGGCCGCCGCCCCGGTTGGGCCGGGGATAGAGGGTGGCGCAGTCGCCCACAAACATATCTTCCAGCCACATGCGCAGCCACTGATTCCAGCGGTGCACCCGGTCTGGCTTTTTAAACAGGGCCTTGGCCTGCTTGGCCTGGGCCTCCGCCGCGCTCAATAGGCTCTTGCCGCCGGCGGCGGCCTCCTCCGTGGGCTTGATGTTCCAGGAGAGCTTGCACAACTGGTCCTTGCGGGTCTCGATGGCCAGGCGCACCAGGTCGCAATTCAGGGCCAAGGCCCGAAGCTGCCCGAAGGAAATGGACTCTTCGCCCCGGGGCTGCATCCGCAGGTTGTAGCCCGCCGGATAATCCCACTGGCGGCCCTTGACCGTCTCCGGGGCCGCCGGCGCCTGGGTCTCGCCGGGGCCGAACCAGGCCTCGTCGATCCGTAGGGCGGGCGTCCCCGCCCGCCAGGCGCTCGTCTTGCCGCTCGCCCGATCCACGATCCCCAAATCCAGGGGCTTTTTATCACCTGAGTTGGTCAAGCTCCGCCTCGGTCTTTTCCATGAGCACGTCGGCCAACTGCCTCTGGGCCTTGAGCCCCAACAGCCGTTCCTCTAAAACCTGAATCTGCAACTGGCGGTTTTCCTCCGCCAGATTCCGGACCATGTCGATTGCCGCTGGTTTTGTCTCAGCCATATAGTGCCCCATATATTTCTGCGCTAATCCCGGCCAACCAGAGCAAGAAAGCTATGGTAATCAACACCCTTTCATACCAGGACCTACGCATAACAACTGACCCCTAACCCCTATCCCCTAACGCCTGTGGTCCTTTGCGGCGGGCGGGACGCCCGCCCTACAGTTTTTAAAAATACACCGTGCAATGGAGGACGGCGTCCACCGCGTCGGTCCGGATGGCCTTGAATTGGACGATCTGGGCGCCAATAAGGACAAATTCATCCGAGACCCGCACATACCGGGCCGGTCGGCCGTCGGCCTGGATCTGGGCGGTGCTGAAACCCACCGCCGCTGAACTGACCGTCAAATCCAGATAGGCCCGGGGGTTGGCGTTTTCCAGGGCGGCGAACGAGCCGCCGCTGAACCAGCCTTCGGCGGTGCTGCCGAGCGGAAGAGCCAGAATAATTAAAACTATGAGGAAGTTAATTCTGATGCTCAGCCGCATACGTGGTCCTCCCGTTTGGAAGCCTATTTTCGTTTTCGGTTTTCCGTCAGAAACGTTTCTTTAGGGATGCCATCCCACTTCTCCCGGTTTTTGAGCTCAGGATTTTCGGCTTCCTGGAGGCATGTCATCCCACTCCGACCTTTTTTAGCTGACTGCTGAACGCTGATAGCTGACCGCTGTTGTCTGCCCCTTCCTCCGGGCCTCATCCGTCTGCAGTTTCTCCACCTCACCCCGGTAAAAATCGAACAGGCCCATGCCGGCGCAGCCTTCCAGCAGCGACAGGACGCCCTCCAGGGCGTCGGGGCCGTCGTCATTGACGGTCTTGGATGGGAAGTACAGGAGTTGCTCGATCAATAGGTCTTGGTTGCCCTGGCCCCGGCAAAACCGGATCTGCCCCCGCTCCACCTTGGGGGACAGGCCGGAAATGCGGGTCTCCTTGTTGATGGTCTGCCCCGTGCCCCGGATCGGCAGATGGAAGCCCCGCTGGGCCGCGGCCCGGTCGAACTCCCGCAGCAGCAATTTTTGAAAGGCCACCACCTCTACCCCGAACTGCCAGTAGCCCCACTGTTCGTGCCGGGCGTAGGCCGCAGCGATGGCGGCGTCGATACTGGCCTTGCGGATGTAGGCGTCCAGGACGTAATAGATCATCTCCCGCCGGTCCCAGCCCACGGTGATGATGGACTTGTAATCGCTGCTGGCGAGGGCCTCCACCGAAGGGTCGAAAAACCCGGCCACCACCAGGTGCTTGCCGCTCAACTCCTCCGGGTGGTAAAACTTGAACCAGTCCTCCTGGAAGACGCCTTCCTCGTTCACCGGGTTGTTCTGCTTCTCGGTGTTGAAGGCCAGGCTGCCCATCATCTTTTTCTGTTCCAACAGCTTGGGCACCGGATGCAGCGACGGCCAGAACGACACCAGCATGGCCTTGCCGTCCGGCCCGGTCTCTTCGTTCAAGGCCCGGTACAGGTGGCGCTGCCAATGGCACCAGGGCTCTTCCTGGGAATGGATGGCGATCCACAGGGCGCTCTTGTTGGCCAGAATCGTTCCGATCCACAGGAGGCTCCCGGTGGCGTCGATGGACGGATAGACCGCCCGGGTGACCCAGGCCAGGAGCTTGCGCACCAGGTCCGGGCTCTTGACGTTCTGGTCGTTTTCCAGGTCGTCCAGGATCACCAGGTCGGGGCGGAACTGCTTATGCTTCAAGCCCCGCA